AATGTGCTACCAGTACCATCAGTTAATACTTTACCTGAATGATAACCAACTCCTACGTTGTTAGTCCCATCATTTATATTCATTAAAGATTCTCTGCCGACTCCTACGTTTTGACCTCCACCACCTGCCGCAGTACCGAATCCAGCATTATATCCTATAAATGTATTGTAATTTCCAGTCGGATGATATCCTGATTGATAACCTATAGCTACTCCTCCAGCTCCGCCAGACACTTTAGTCATAGCAGACATTCCTACAGCTACATTGTAATCATTAGAACCAGTTCGTAGAGCATTACTTCCTATACCTACGTTATTATCTCCTGAATGATAAATAGCAGCATTATAACCAACATAAGTATTGTGACTATGTGTACCAACACTCACTCCTGCTTGCTTTCCAATAAGGGTGTTTTGTCCTCCTGTAGTTACACCACTTCCAGCATTACTTCCTGCGGCTACGTTATTAACTCCAGTATTGAGTGTAAACAATGCTTTATAACCTATAGCAGTATTATCATCACCATCACTCATAGCAGCTAAAGCGTTTATACCTAAACCTGTGTTGTTACCAGCTGAGTTTGTTGTAGCTTCGGGGTTAGCACCTAAATAAATAGAATCGGTCTCAGTTAAACCTAAAATAAAATCTCCTATAGTGTTAGCTGCTGTACCTATAGGAATATAATTGTCAGATAAAGTACCACCGATAGGACCATCATCTAATAGTTTATGATGAGCTCCTGCGTCATCTGTAAAGTATGGTTCACTTGGTGTAGCACCTGAAACCCAGAATATACCATATCCTGTTACTGCTGAGGGCGCTGTGCCTTTTTCTGATATTTGTACTGTATCTACTACATTAATACCATTATTAGTTGGTAGTGTAGAAGTACCAAAGGCTGCTTTACCTGTTACTCTAGATGTGCCGTTGACGTGAAGATTCTCACCGGGCGAAGTTGTGTTTATACCTACATAATTAGCCATCATGTGGATTTCACCAGTAGAATCTGATTTAGCTTGTATTCTCAGTTTACTTCCTATTGACTTGACTAACCCTCCGCTAGTACCAGTGTTAGATAATACCAGTCCTTGTCCATTACTATCATGAACTGAGAACTGACTATTTATGAAACCGAATTGCTTAATGAAGCCCGGACTGTCTCCATCCAGACCATAAAAATCTAATTGCCCATTGGCTGTTGTATTAGTTACGTCATTAGAACGTCCTAGTATCTGCCAATAGGTCTTTGTATCCCCACTTGTTTCTTCTTTACCGTTAAAGTTTATTGCACCTAGTTGGTCTGCATCAGCAGGACTTGCTGTGTTTTTGAAAAATGTAAAATTAGGTGGATTAGCATCTCCATTAGCATTTTCTAATGTGATACGTGGTTTTTCTGATGCCGTGCTTACTATGGCTACATCTGCACCATCATATGTAAAAGCAGTAGAACCTGTAACACTATCTGCATCAGAGAAAAATGCTACTTGGTCTGAACCACCAGCTATATCAGAAGCATAAGCATAACGACCATCTAAGTCTACAGTCACATCTGCAAGACTGTTGTTACGTTGTAATGCAAGAACTCCCGTTCCCGTGTTAAATGTAGAGCCTGTAACAAAACTATTTGTATCGTCTATTAATGTACTTAAATTTACTGTAACATCTGATAGACCACCGTTACGTGCTAAAGCTAGAGTATAGTTAGGAGCACCACCTAATGTTGCACCTGTAACATAATAGTTAGCACTGCTAGAGCCTGTTATAGTGACTGTCTTAGCGGACTGAGAAACAGTGACACCACCTGTACCTGTAAATGTTACGGTGTTACCTGAATTAATAACTGAGGGAGAAGACCCATCTGTAATAGTAAAAGCATAACCTGTAGCAGCTCCAGAAATCCTGCTTTCGATGTACTTCTTCGTACTTCCATATGAATTGATATTTTTTAACGCTTTTGTATAATTAGGCATTCCTGCTCCTCACTGAATAAATGTAAAATGGTGGAGAAGATTAAGGCTCTCCTCCAAGGCCTATAAATCAACTTGCTTAACCAGAAGCGCCGTTGATAATGATTGCACCAACTTCAGGTCTGATGATTTTCAATCCGTATCTCATGGACATGTAGGAACCTACAATACCAAAGCCCGGATTGGCTTCTTCGACCGTCAATGGACGTCTTTCTACGTAAACCATAGGTTTGGTTGACAAATCAAAAACACCTACACGAGTTGAAGGTACGTATGCGTTAACAACGACCTGTAATCCGTATAAGCTTCCAACAACACCAGTTGATGCAGTGTTAGCGACTGGTGAACCAGCTGCCATTGCTGCGGTTGTTGGGTTTGCTCCGTTTTGATTGCTTCCTGTACCTGCTTCTCCTTGTGCTGCTGTGAAAGCAGTTACGAAGTCGCCTAGGTCTAAGAGAGCTTTGTAGTGAG